CTTCTGCCGTATCAGCTGCTAACTCTGCTAGCCTTCCTTGTTGTTGTAGTTCTACCAATTTGGCTTGTGCTTCGGCTTTTGCAACTGGGTCGGGGATAACCTTATCCAGTATTTTCATCCCTACGCTAATAATGTCATCTATTCCAAACATATCTACCCCTTATAACCCCAAGTTAAATACCAAGCAATTACGGCTGCTGCCGCAAAGCAATAAAACTGTACCCGCCTAACTGCTTTTAAATCATGCTGGTATTCTTCGTTGTCTTTGCGTTCCATATTTTCAATATCCAGCTTAATCTTTAAAACCGCTTCCCACTCTTTAGCGCCGTACTTCTTTACAAAATCTATCTTTAATTTAGCTTCTTCATCTGAAATTTGCTTCTTATGTTTCCATGACTCTAAAGCTTTTATTAACGCTTTTTCTTTTTTAAACTCTGCTTCTCGTCTTGCTCTTATACGGTCATTGGCTTGCTTCTGGGCTACTTCTGTTGCATCGTGTTGTGCAGCTTCAATACTTTTAGATAATCCTTTACTGGCCTCCCGACTCGCATCAAGACTGCCGCTAAGAGTTTTTACTCCTTCGGATAAGCCATAGGGGTCCACCATGGTTCACTTTATTTCGCCTTCTTTGCACGAGCAGTTCTAGCAGCGGTTTTAGCAACAGTAGCCTTAGACGGTAACGCTCTTGTCTTTCTTACTCTTGGCTTAGGTTTTTCTACTTCTTCTGGGAAAGGCCAAACGGCTTTAAATTCAGATTTAACTACACCAACTTCTACGTCAATCTTTGGCATATAGCCAAGCTTATCAAATAACCAAGAAACAATAAACATATTAACCCTCGTATAAAACGTTAATATTGCCAGCGTCAAATGTGGCTGTACCGCCAACAGTAGTAATTCTTACTCTGTCTAAAGTTGCACCAAGACTTAATGAACCGCCACCAACATAAGCATAAGCGGCATCACTTGTTCCACCAGCAAAAGAAGCAACCCAAATATTTGAACCTAAAGTAGTTATAGTCATTATTCCACTCATCATTGCGGCATTACTTAATTGACTAGCCACTCCAAATCCAGCCGTAGGGTTTGCCCCAATAAGAGTTCCAGCACCAGCATAACAAATTCCTGATTTATATCCACTTGTTGTAAAAGTGGTTGAACCTATTTGCACAATCATTGTTTGTGATGCTGAGTTTTGGGAAACTTCATTAAACATTATAGTAATTTTTTTAACCCAACTAGGGATGCTAGTAAAGTCAACTGTTGTTCCACTAGCTAATGGGCTTGCCGCACCGCCATTTATAGTCATTAATGTGGGAGATACGGTCATCCCCGCTTGTACTTGAGTTAATGCCATGATTAGCCTTCGTATAAAATGTTAATTGAACCTGCATCAAAAGTGTCTGTGCCGTTTACTGTAGTGATGCGAAGCTGTGTAACAACACCGCCAATAGCACCATCACCGCCACCATAAGCTAAAGCATCAGTTGCTCTTTTCCCAGTTCCAGCATATACCCAATTTGTAGAAGTAATATTGGTAAATACAGAAATTCCTGAAAAAGTATTGGATGCGGCTGTTTGTGAATTTATTAAAAATCCAGCAGTTGATGAGACAGTTGTGCCACCTTGGTTTGCCGCAGTAGAGTTATATCCACTTGAAACAATGCCACCACTTGTACCTAATTGCACAAGAGTGTTGCTTGTTCCGCTAACTGAAACACCGTTAAACATAACAGTAATTCTTTTAACCCAAGATGGAATGCCAGTAAAATCAATGCTTGTACCACTTGTAGAGGCTACGGCAGTACCGCTAGTAATAAAGTTTCCTGGGGATTGAACGTGTCCTCCAGCTGCCGCTAAGTTAGATGCTTGTGTCATTATGAGTCCTTATTCGTACAAGATGTTTACAGAGCCAGCGTCAAATGTATCTGAACCTGTTGTGGTAATTGCTAATTGAGTTACAGTTCCACCAATCGCACCATAGCCAGCACAAGCACATATTGGGTTTACAGTTCCGTCTCTAGCTGTGTTTCCTGATGCTACCCATGTATTGCTACCAAATAAATTAATTGAAAGCACTCCGCTAGTTGTTTGTGCGGCAGTTATAGCGCCTGTAACCAAAAATCCTGCTGTGGATGTAGGGGTTGATCCAGTAGAAGTTCCACTGACATAACCGCTTGAAACAAGGCCGCCTGAAGTACCTAATTGAATTAAAAGGTTTGCTGTTCCTGAAGTAGATACACCATTAAGCATCACAGTAATACGCTTAACCCAAGACGGAATGGTAGTGCTAATAGGTACAGAAGTTCCACTTGTAGTAGGTACAGAAGTTCCGCTAGTAATTAAGCTTGTACCAGCTGTATATGTACCGCTAATTGTTGGGCTTGTAATTGTTGGCGTTGTCAGCGTTGGGCTAGTCTGAATATATGTAGAAGTTACTGCACCTGCTGTTGCTGGGATAGCGCCGATTACGGTAGAGATATAGAAAGACTCAACAGCTACCAATTCACCAGCAATACAGGCGGTTCCTAAAGTTACGGTAGTTCCGTTTGTTGCAGTATAGTCGGCAGAGCCTAGTAAAACACCGTTACGGTAGACGTTAATATATCCTGCGTTATAAGAAGCTGGAGTAAATACAGTTTGTCCTGCGGTTGCGGTAATTTCAGTTACTGTGCGGTATGCGGCAGTTGTAATGTTTGAGGCTGGAACGCCGAGATAACGAACAGAGATATTGCCTGTACCTGATGGTGGTGCGCCTGTAAATGTCAGGGTTGTACCAGATACACCGTATGTGCTTGGATCTTGCAAAACACCGCTAACTGCAACCAAAATAGAAGCAGGGTTAGCCGGCGCTGCGGATAAAGTAAAAGCAACTTGCGAACCTGTACCGCTAAATTGGTCGGTTAAAAAAGCTACCGAGGTGGGTTGATTTCCTATGTATGACATTGCCTGTCCTTATTCGTACAAGATGTTGATTGAACCAGCATCAAATGTGTCTGTGCCGTTTACAGTAGTAATGCGTACTCGGTCTAAAGTACCGCCAAGAGTCAAGCCACCACAAGTTAAATAGCCGTTTGAGTTGTTGCTACTGCCAATCATGCCTTGCATTGACCAAGCATTTGAACCTAAAGTTGAAATAGTATAAAGGCCTGAATTTATATCGCCTGCGGCAGAATTTCTAATAAGAAAACCTGCTGTTGAACTTGTACCTGCACCTGATGAACTTCCAAAAGACATCCCATAACTTATATAGCCTGATGAAGTAACGCTACCAGCACCAAGTTGAATAAGGTAATTTGAACTTCCGCTAGTAGAAACACCATTAAACATTACAGTAATGCGTTTTACCCAACTAGGTATGCTAGTAAAGTCAACAGTAGTTGGCCCGCTTGAAGATGGAAAGGGATTTGTTCCACCAGCGTTTACAGTACCGCTATTAATAATGCTGCCGCCAAGGGGAGATGTTAAGCCGTTATAGGCAATTGTACTTACTGGCATAATTAGCTCCCTGAGATTTCTAAGGCGATGATATTTGATTGACCACCAAGGTTGTTGTAGAAACCCGAACCATAAGCATAAATAGTGTATGTAGTTGCAGAAGTTGTTGCTGGTGAATCTAAATACATCATAGACAGCCCAGTAAATCCTAAAGCTCCATTATTTTCAGCCATTGCAAATGCGTTGTTTGTAGTACCGACAGCCAAATTAGTAGTATTGTTTCTATAAATTGTGCAATAAACATAACCACCAGCAGCGTATCGGACATCGCTAATTGAAGCCATAAGTAAAATCTTACTGTTTGTGCTTTGTGGGGTAATAGTTACAGATGTAAGCATTGACGCAAAACTGCCGCCCAATGTAATATTTCCAGCGTTATAAGTGCCTTGAGCAGCTTGAATTACTGTGTTCCCACTACCGTATAGAGATACTGACATAATATGTCCTTAGATTGCTACTAATTCTAGCGTTGAAGTTGCATCGGCAATAGCGGCACGACCAGATGCCAAAGAAGCTGTAAAGTCCTCATCAGATACTTCGTTGTCAATTGCTGCTAGGGTGTTTAATTGGCGCTTTTGGGCTTTCTCTACGGCAGCTGCATTAAATTGCTTTAACTTAAACGCACGAGCTTTTTCTAGGTTCACAGTAACTTTACCGTCAGCCAATTCCCAAGCGTCAAAAAACTGAGCATCTGCGCCTTGTGGTAGGTCGGCTGTGTTTACAATGATTGAGCCAGCAGGAGTATCTTTCTTTTGAACGTCTTGGATTGATAACTCGCCCGTTGGGATACACACTGATACACCACCGTTGTCGTTTGCATAAATAATTGCTTGTGTCATTTTATTTCCTTTAATTAACGATTTATTACTACACCAACAAATTCTGCATCAGTTTTGTTTGTACCATCATATGTTGTCTGAACTCGTACTGATGTAGTAGTCATAGAAAAGTCGCTTGCTGCCGCAGAGCCTACTGCTAACCATCTATATCCATTGCCACCTGTTGAAGTGCCTGCGCTACCTGCAACTGCATAATTGACATCAGGCATTGCGTTTGTAAAATTTACTGTGTAAGAACCAGTGCTATTTCTAGTAATACTTGAAACATTGTAAGAAGCTCTAATTATTGCGGTAACACCATTGAAATTAACCCAAGCCTTTGCAGAACCATTAATAACAGTTGTGGTTGGTACTGTTGCTCCAGCACCGTCTTGTATTGTATCGCTTACGAATGTACCTGCCATGATTTATCCTTAAGAACTAAATATTGCTACGCTAATTATTACCATATCCAATCCACTGCCAGAAGTTGCATCAGCTGCATATATTGCTAAACTTGATGTAGTAAATGCTTGTGTTGTAACAAGAAAATTTCTTCGGTTTGTATTGTCATCTAAATATGTACCACCAGTAACGGCAGAGTAATTAGCATTAGCCATTGCAGTCGTAAAAGTAATTGTGTAAACACCAGCCGAGGCTCTAGTTACAGAACTAACATTAAAAGATGAACGAATTGCTGCACTAGTTCCATTGAAATTTACCCATGCTTTAGCAATACCTAAATAAGCATTATTTGTAGTAAATAACCCAGTATCTGTATTAATTGTATTTGCGACTATTGTGCCAGCCATAATTTTTCCTTAGACCACAACAAAGCGTGAGCCAGTTGAGATAGTTAAAGTAACACCAGTATTGATTGTGTACGGACCAGCAACCTGACCGTTAATGCCAGCTACAAGCGTATAACTTGTAGTCAATGTGTTGCTATTGGTGTAAACCATATTAAACGGGTTTATTTGCGCTGTACCTACTGTTTGGGTAGTTGTACCTGTATACGATATAGTAGCAGTAGATAAGTAGCGAACATAGATGTTACTAGTACCAGAAGATGGTGCGCCCGTAAAAGTTAAAGCCGTACCAAGAACTGTGTATCCAGTATTAGGCTGCTGTGCTACGTTGTTAACAAATACCTCAATGTCATTAGGCGAGTTAACTGAGCGGCTTAAAGTAAAACCCGTTGTTGAGCCATTACCGTTAAAATAATCTGTGCCAGAAGTAAAGTTCTGACTTGTCGGCGTATTTCCAATATACATGGTTTACCCTTAAGTAATCAATAGAGCAGAAACAATAACATCGGCAGAAGAAGCCGCACTGGAAACCACATTAAACGTATCGCCAGTATTCATAACAATCTTGCCATCAGCACCAATAATAGCTAAAGAACTACCTACAGGAACAGTAGCGCCTTTAACAACATAAATGCTTTGATTACCAGTCATTGCTACGCTAGCCACAGTCTGTGCAGTATCAATAGTGTATGTACCAATACCGCCTGTACCAGAACCTAAAGCTGTAATCTTAGTACCGGCTGTTACTCCAGAACCTGCAACCGTCATGCCCACAGTTATAACCCCCGAAGTAACAACTGTTACAGTTAGTGTTGTTGATGACATAGACGCAGTAAACGAAGCATTAGCCCCAACATAAACATCCGCAGTAATTGGAGAGCTTGTAGTATTAGCAATTGTGCAGCCAATAACGGTGGTCTGGGTTGCCGCAGCAGCAGTCAATAGCGTGGAGGCAGATGTTCCAACTCCAGCTTTATAGTATCGGGTAAAAGTATTTGCCATTTAATTTCCTTAATTTTAGCCGCCTAATGCGATTGCAAATGCGACAGCTGATCCAGCAGGGTCCCACATAGGATTATATGCGTAAACTACGTTAGTTCCATTTACATAAAGCGGTACTGTTGTGCCAGCAGTTATAGTAATTCCTGTTCCTGCGGAAGTTTTTACTATGATGCTTTGAGTAGTGTTGTTGGCTACAACGTAATTCTTATAGATAGTCGGTACGGTTAGTGTTCTAGTAGCGGTTAAGCCGCCAATTGCAGAAGTAATAATATTTAAGTATAGAGCACGGCCCGGTTGTACCGTTACAGAATCCGTAATAGTGATTGTTTTATCAGCATCAGTTGTAAAGTCAACGCTTCCAGTACCAACAATTGCCTGTTCAAATACGTTAGAAAAGTTGTTGTCGGTGGTGACGCCCCATGTACCAGACTGCTCGCCGGTAGTGATGAGTTCAATTTTTAGGTTATCTGAAAATGTTGATGCCATAAACCACCTTTAATTTTGCGTATTGTCAATCTTTGTCCAGCCGGGCGCCTGTGTATTAGCTACATCAGCCCAAGCAGAACTCTGCGTATTGTTAACTGCCGACCAGCTTTGTGCCTGACTATTATCTATACTAGACCAACCTGAAGTTTGCAAATTATTAACCGCTCCCCAAACCACTGTTTGGTTGTTGTCTATTGTAGCCCAACCTTTAACAAAAGCAAAGGAGGCTAAGATTAAAGATTCGCTAATTATACCAATATAGTCTGTTTTTTGGGTATCTGAAGCCCCGGAAATTAACTCTTCAATGATGGAAACATACATACCTAATACGGCAGTATTGGCATCATCCGAAGTAAAGCCCTCTATAAAGCTAATAATAAAGGCATTAGAAATAGCTTCAAAGTCTTCTATTGTCATAGCCTCAACCACACTTTGGGCAAATTGGGCTGTTATTGCTTGGTCATTATCTAGGGTAGTTGGCTCCGTAATGCTCTGCGGGAAATTAGCTGTAACGGTATTGGCGTCATCTAGAGTAATGGGTTCTGTACGATCTTGGGTAAACGCAGACTGCTGGGTAGTGGAGTCTAAAACCGGGTCTATTGGTTCAGAACGGGTTTGCAGGGCAGCAAAATAAGGTACCAGTACATCCTCTATATCTATGTTTTCGGCTTTAGATGCGGCGAATGCGGCTGTAATCACCGCAGAATTTGCAGGGTTTAGGTTTTCAGCTAGGCTTTGTAAATAGGCAGAAAGCTGGGTACTTGAATCATCTAATGTAAAAGCTTCAGTTCTACTACCAAAATAGTTAACTCCAGCATCGTTTTCTACGGTTAAAACCGTTATGGGTTCGGTTTGGCTATATAAAAATGCTGATAATTGAGTGCTAGAATCGTCTGAATTTAAGTTTTCCGCCATTGTAGCGGTAAAAGCTGTCCCTGCTAATGAAGCAAATGGTACCTGAGCAAAGGATGAAATCCCAAACATTAGGCTGCCAAGAGTACCGATGCAACAGCATCTGCGGAAGAAGCCGTACCAGCCACCACAACCAAAGCATCAGAAGCAATTAGAACTACCCTATTTCCTTGAATAACCTCTAAAGCACCGCCAGCTGGGATTGTTGCCCCCTTAACCAAATAGTAGTTAACTGCCGAGCGGGTAAAGTAAACATCGCAAGTAATAGTGGCGGATGCCGCTGTATTAGAAACAATTAAGCTGGCAATAGCGGCAGTAGTAGCAGAAGCCACGGTAGTTAGGGTAGAACCGCTTGTGCTAACGTTTTTTGCTACGTAGGATGTATTTGTGTAAGTTGGCATGTTAACCCATCATAAAAGATAAAAAATATGCTTGGTCAAGGGAAGCTCCCGTATTTGCTGCAGAAGTCCAAGCAGTACCGTTAGAAGTTAGTATGTTTCCAGCTGTCCCCGGAGAAGTTAGTCCAGTACCGCCAGCTGCAGCAGGTAGTGTGCCGGCAGTTAATGCAGAAGCAGAAGTAGAGTAAAGAGCGTAGTTAGCCGCAGTAAATGTAGTTAAACCCGTACCGCCATAGCCAGAAGCTATAGTTGTACCGTTCCAAACTGCACTAGAAATGGCAGCGTTATTAAAGGTTGCGGTGCTGTTATTAAAATCGTACGAGCCGGGAAGGAAAGAATAAATACCAAACGTACCAGCAGAAGTTGAAATGTTTGTTGCACCTAACTGGACAGCACCCCCAGAAGGAATCGTGTCAATTACAGTACTAGCATTGTTTGTAATTGTTAAAACACCAGAAGAATTATTTACAAATAGAAAACTTTGTCCAAGCTGCAATGTTGTAGCATTGGGCATTTGAAAGGTGTGTGTAGTAGACCCCACTAATATTTGATTTCTTGCCGAGGCTACAGTTAAAATCGTTGTACCGCCAGATGCTGTTGTTGCAGCAAAACCCGCTACGTAGTTGTTAAAAACAATATTTTGGCTAGCATCTCTTAATACAACAGAACTAGCGCCAGATGAAGTAGTGACTCCTGTACCGCCATAAGCCACGGGGATAGTCGAGCCGTTCCAAGTACCAGAAGTAATTGTGCCTAAAGGCGATACGTTTCCAGAAGTATCCTCGTATATAGATGTGCTAGAAGGATATGTAACAAATACAGTAACTGTGCCGCTAAACGTAACTGCAGATCCTGAGTTACTAGAAGATAAAATTGTTGTGCGGGTTAAAGTTCCGCCTGTAGCATACGTGCCAAGACCTACTTCCCAATTACCAGAAGTGTCTGTAGCTCCATAATAAGTAGTATTACCATTGCCAACAACAGAGAAAGACTGATACCCTGTAACACTTCCGCTTAATGTAAAACTTACGGTTGTATTAGCAGTACCAGTCTGTTGGACTCGGTCATACAGCACTAGAGCCATTTAAAGCTCCTTAGCTTGTAGCAGTTGTGCTATATGTAACGCTTACAGTATCGCCAGCAGTAGTAGTTTTAGCAGTAGTGAAGTTGCCTTCAGAGTACAAAGTTCCGCCAGTATTACTTAAAGTTGAACTAGCACCAGAACCCGTTACTAAAAAGCATCCATATACTGTGCCACCAGCACCTGTAATAGTGTAAGTAATAGCAGTTGCAGATGAAGTCGTTACGTTAGACGGTGTAAGACCTGAAGAGTTAGCTGAACCAAATACGGCTGTACCACGAACTGCAGAGCCACCAACTGTGTAATTAACAAACTCGGTCCATGTTTTAGAAGTCATGGTGTCGGCTGCAGCGTATGTAGTGCTGTTACCAATTAAACCTAAGTATGGGCCAACTACTGAATAAGAAGAACCTTTTAACAGGGTATCAAGCATCAGCTGTTTACCAACAGCAACAACTAGGTTTGGAAACTTTTCAACCCATTTTAAATTGCCCTCCGCATCACGGCATTCAACGTGGTAAAAACCCTCAACACCCATTCCTTCTGGAATAGAAGCGTTGGCTTGCAGTGTCGCTATTGCGCTATCGCCGCAGCTTGCTAATTCTTTTTGCATAAAAACTCCTTAATTGGAAAAGCGAATAATAGCGTTAGCGGCATTATCCGTAGGAAACGTTATTGTAAAACTTGTTGCAGGCGTTTTATCCGCCCCAAAATCCAGAACTGCCACTGCTGCATTAGTTGTACTATTATAGATTAAAGCACCTCTAACAGTAAAGGAAGCTGGGTTCCAAGTTACTGTATTAAAAGACAAATACGCCGTATAGTCACTGCTTTGTGGTGGAATAACAGTAAGAGTTTGCCCACCAGCAGTATACCCAGTGCCCACCACTTCACCCGTAGTTGTATAAGTTAAGGTTGATTGGTTTAAGTCCGCATTAGCGGTATAAAGCGCAATTTTGTAAGTATAAGGCGTTCCAACCGCAAAGTTCTCTAAAGCACTTAAGCAGTTTTGTTTGAAAATTGTGCATTGACCTTGGGCAATTGTCATGGTTTAACTTGTCCAATTCTATATTGACCATCTCTATAAGCATCACCACGCTCAAGACCAGAACCAAGGCGGTTTAATTGAGCAACAGCTTCTTGATATTTAGTCTCGTAATAACCAATCAAATCCTGCTCACCCTTCATAAAGAGCATGGCTTCCCGCATAGCGCCGTAAAAAAGGACTGGGTCGTAGTTATCGCCAAGCCAGCTAGTACCAGACGCATTTGACACAGAAGCAACGGTTGCCGCAAATCCTGTTCCAGTAGAACCCAAAGAAGAGCAAGATAAACTATCACCAGCAATATAGAACTGACCACCAAACTTAAGGTTTACTGCGCTTACAGAACCACTAGAAACAACAATATCAGCTGTTGCGCCAGAACCAGAGCCACCAGTTAAAGACACGTTTTGATATGTACCGTTGGTATACCCCGTGCCAATAGATGGTATGGTTACACTTGCAACTTGACCTTGAACAATCGTTGGCGGGTAGTAAAAATAATGCATCTCAACGTTATAGTTGGCATCTGGTGTGGGTCCAAGAATAAAAGATAACTCGTTTATATCAGCGTATTGAGCCCCAAACAACGCATAGTATTTAGGCAATCCATTGTTAGCAGCGCTTGGGTTGGGGTAAGCTTCTCTAATAAAATTAACGTCTTTATTCAAAAGATAAGTGTAGTTCCCAGACCCGTCAATAACCGCTATTGAATAGGTAGCCAGATAGTCGCTTGGTGCAGATAAATACTTATTTGACGCTGTAAGAGTACCTGTTACGTTTTTGCGTAGCGCTGGAATTTGAACCGAGTTATATATACGTTCTTCAGCTTCTTGCACAAAAACAGGTATAGACGCTACAAAAAGCGACTCAGTATTCTCAGCATAAGCTTGGATATTGTTATATAACGTTTCGTAATTCATTCGGGTTTACCCTACTAGGCCATTGGCCCACGAGATGTGTAGCCTTTAGTTGCAGCGCCAGACCCACGTTGTTTAACGCCGTCAGTTTTAACTGCATCGTTTTGGCTTTTAAATACTTGGCTACCAAGAGACATCTTGATTGCGTCTACGTTATTGCCAGATTTAGCGACTGCATTTTTAGCTGTAGTCATAGATTTCCCATCCATAGTATGTGGTGCAGCATATGTAGAAGCAGGGCCTACTTCTTTCCCGCCTTTTTTCATAGAGAATTTAGCCATGATTAACGGCCTCTTTGAGCAGCGATTTTAGCCAAGTTACGCCCCATAGATTTCATGTTGGTATTTTTTTTACCAACGGTGTTCTTCATAGGACCGTTCATAGTTTTTACTGATGGGCCTGAATCACCTAGATT